CCTGCAAAGCACTAGAGCCGATCTAATCGATCGAGAAGCATGTGCCTAGCCCTATGTTCTACAGCTATAAAACGCAGGTCTAGAAACGTGCTTTTGATGACCGAATATCACGGGTGAATTTACAGCTGTGGAAGAACAAAATACTGTTACAGGGGCGTTTTATGTAATTAAAGGCGGCCAACCATCTAAAAGTGGAAATCATTCTTCTGGACAACGTATCCAACTTGAAGCGACAAGAAGTGCAGCTATTTTTGGATCAGCATCTACAGTCCAACCTCCGAGCATCGCTTTGCTCGCATGCATCAAGATTTGATACATGGAAGGAGCGTCATCGACGGCGGTTGTACTCCACTAGATGAGCCGAAGACAGACGAGCTGCGAGAAGCGAGAAAACCAGTTTGTCGTCGTCGGTCGTTAGCGCCACCAGATTTTGTGGATCCTTGAATGCTTTTGACATAAAAGGATCCATCGATATCAGCGGCTTGATAGTCATCTTGCCCAATTTGTCCCGTGATATTCGGTCTGCCCGAATATAACGGGCAAGTTTGGCGCTTCCAAGGCCGATAGTCAGGTTATTTCAGGTGCGTTTTCAAACACCGGCTACCTGACCGGGGCTGATGGCAAGCAAAGCTCAGCGGTTCAATTTTCTTTTACTGCTTCGTCGTCTGATTCGACGTTTGGACGATCTTCGGGTGTTCAGCCTCCAGCGATAGCATTGCTTCCATGCATTAAATCTTGATGCACGCGAGTAACGCTATGCTCGGCGGCTGAACAGTAGACGCCGCGCCGTACACTGCCGAAGAACGCGAAGAATTCAGCGTCACGCGTCCTCCGTCCAAAGCGCCACCTTGATTAGATTTCAAGCCTATGCGTTCTTCCCCAGTAAATGCTCCAGTGCATTGCATCCCTGAAGTATTACCGTGCTCAGTAAATGTTCCGCTGATATTCGGCGCCGAATATCACAGGTAACATCAATATGGCTTACGCGTGGGGAGGCCTTGCTGAAGCCGGAGCTTTGTACAAAAGCGAAACTACAAGGGGGCCTGGGGGCGGAGCGGACAACGGCACCAACATGTACATAAATGCGGCTAAATCATCTTCGATTTACGGTTCTTCTTCGTCGGTTCAGCCGCCAAGCATGGCGTTACTTGCGTGTATCAAAATTTGATACATGGAAGGAGCGCCATAGACGGGGGTTGAACGGTTGTACTGTTGCCGAAGATTTCGTTAGCACCAGAAGCGTCTAATTCCAAACGGAAATTTGAACCATTGCTATTACCACCATAAGCTTTATCACCTACATTAACGGGCTTGAGCGCCCCATTTTGTTCATAAAGTAAGCCGTTCCAAGGCGTAGGTAATTTATTGATTTGACCCGTTATATTCGGTAACCCAGCTGAGTGGTAAGTGCCGACAGAACCAGTGTACGTTGTGCCTTCGAAGAAGCGACCGTTCAAATTCGGCAGGCCGAAGGTTGTCACCCCGTTGCCGGTACCGTAGATCGTACCGATAGCTGCGAAAAGGGCCGCGTAGTCGGTTCGGCTCACATTCGCGCCGTTGCAGATGAGCCAGCCGCTCGGGACCGTGCGCCCGGCGTAGTGGATGATGGTGCCGGGCGGGACCGCCGGCGGATTGAAGGCCTGGACCATCAGCTTCGTAAGGAAAGGCGTCATCAGAACGTCCTTTGCGGTGCCTTCAGTGACTTGCCCCTCGGTCGCGATAATCGCGGGAAGAAGATGCGAGAAAGCGACGCTCCGCGTCGCGAGGCGTGCGCCGTCGACCGCGCCTTGTGCGATCTTGTCATTGGTTACGCTGCCCGCCGCGAGTTTTGCCGTCGACACCGATAGATCCGCGAGGTTCCCCCCGACGACGGTTTTCGCGGTCAGCTTTGCTCCGGTGATCGAGGCGTTGGCAATCTTTCCGCCCGGGATGGTGTTATCGGCGAGCCACTTCATAGTCCGAAGCGCCTCGAGGAACTGAGTTGCGGATGGCGGCTCGGCCAGCGTCTGCCCCGCGGCTTCAATAACGGTGTTTCTCATTTGATCCTGCAGGTAGTACCACGCGGCGCCCGGCTTTGTCGCCGGGGTCCCGGTTTTCGGGTCGCCCGACGTCGGGTACCCTTTAGAAGTGAGCGTAGATGTGTCCGGCGGCGAATCAACCGCGCCGGATTTCCAATAACCTTTAGTAGCCATCAGGCGTCCTCCTCATACATAAAAATGACATACACATGAGCCGGAGCAAGCGCCCGGATCACGCATTCCAGCAAAGCATTTCCCCAGCGAGCAAGAGGCTCATCAGCGCCCCAGGTCACATCGAGGTATTCGGCATTCCCGTTAGACCGGATCGTGATGCCAAGCGTCATGACCGTCGTCCACTGTTTTTCGTAGAGCGGATGCTCCACGTCGTCATTCACGTCATGCTCCGTGAAGGTCGTTACCTTTGCCTGGTAGCCGAGCGTCCCGGCAAGCGACTCGAAAAAAGCCGCAGTCAATCCGAGATTCGACGTGATCTTCGCGAGAAGCTCCTGCCGCATCTGCTCCTGAGACGGATCTGCGATCGCCTCAAGGCAGGCGGACGGAATGCCGTAGTCGTCAAACCACCGGGCGAGCTCCTCTATAGAGGTGCGCGGATCGGATTCCTCGATTACCTGATTGATGCGGGCGTCGACGCGCGCGGCCTCTCTTCCCAGGGCATACAACACAGCGTCGAGTGCGCCCCCCGGAGTCCTTTTCCAGATCGGCCCTCTCGGAAGAAGCTCGTCGATCTGGTGCGAATAATCTCTTTCTGTCAGCGCCATATCACACCCACGTGATCGTCCCCGGAACGAAGATTTCGCCTACGCTCGCCGCCACGTCGTCCGTCGGCGACTGAATGCGGTAACTGGTAACTTCGCCTACCCCGGAAATTGCTCTGTCAAGCGAAGTCAGCAGGATCGAGCCGCCCGGGGTCGCTTCTGCAAGAACGACCGATTCAATGGCGGATTCGATCTTCGCCTTTATCGCCTCAGTCTCCGGGAGAATGTCGAGCGTGAGATTCAGCGGCTTCGGGATCGGTGCGACGACGTGGAGCATCGCCGTAACCGGCATGTTCGCTTCGATCTCGTCCTTTACGCGCCTAATCATGGTCTCGTTCGGGATGCCGTTCGACGTCATGCCGTCCGTCATGAAGCGCACCGTGACATGCCCCATACCGAGCTCCTGCGGGTAGCACCAGGCGCGCGTCACGCCGGGAACCTGCCTCGCCCAGGCGACGTAATCCGCCTTCGTGCCGGCTTTCGGCGGGTTCTTTTGTCGAGCAAGAAGTCGTTCCCGCAGGCTCTCGTCCCCCTCTGCGTCCGCGCCTCCGGTGAGCTCGCCAGCTACGGCCGAGCTCATCACGCCGACGACCGGGCTCACGAGCGTCAGCTGCATGCCGGCCTCTGAATTGCCCGAAGCGCCCGCATCGGCCGCCTCAAGCGGAGCCGCGCCGTCTTTGCTTTCGTCCGTGGTGACGTAGACCGCCCCACGTTCGTTTTGAAGTTGCGTCCCGGCGGGCACGACACCTGTACCGGTAAAGGTGACGGTACCGACGGCCTTGCTTGCCTGCAGTCGGTAGATGCCGTATTCCGAGGCGCGGCGCTCAAGGTAGTTGCCCTCAGCAGTACTCGTAAAGCACTGCCGGAGCACAAAAGCGATGTAGCCGTGAAGCCCGTGTGAAACGCCCGCAATGACACGCGTCATGACGGAGGCGAGCGACCAGCGCATCACCTTTTTTCCTATGCGGCTCTCCGCATCTGCCTGAACTCTCCGGATGATCTCCGCGAGCGTAGGTCTTTCAAAAGACATTTTCACTCCCAAACATTCTGGAATCGCGCCTGAAGCGCCTGCGTGTCATCAGGCCGATAGCAGGTAACCCGCAGCGCGATCTGGTCAGTCCCCGAGCGCTCCGCAGAAACCTCAATGCGGGCAACAACCGCATCATCGATGAGCCATTGCAGAGACTCCTTCGCATAGGCTTCCGCGCGCCGGAGCGTCGTCGAAAGAACCTTCTGCCGCTGCAGCAGCCAGAGGCGCGAGCCGATTCGATCACCGGCCGCCTCCGCGAAAGTGTCGCCCCACCATCCCTGACGATTCGGCGCCTTCACCCCGTCGTCCGGGTTAGACTTTCGCCATGAAAACAGGCTGATCAGCACGGCCGCAGCCAGCTCATCGGCCTCAAAATCCGAAACATCGGCATCCCGGCCATTTAGTAGTATTTCCATTTCCTGCCCCTATACAAACGCCTCATTACTTGATACCCACCAGAACATGACTTACCCCCCCCCCTTCGCCTCTTCAGCACGCGCACCGAATTGCCGTCGTGATCCCGGTCTACAAGGTCGAGCGCTATCTACTTCAATGCCTCGACTCGCTTGAGGCGCAGACCTATCGTAACTTTGTCGCGTTCGCGGTCGATGACGGCTCCCCCGACAACTGCGGTCGGATGCTCGACAAGTATGCGGAAACGCACCCATGGCTTCGCGTCTTTCACAAAGAAAACGGCGGAGTATCGAGCGCCCGTAACCTGGCTCTTGATCAAATTGAAGAGGATGGAAGCTTCGAATTTCTTTCCTTTGTAGACCCGGATGATTGGGTGTCTACGACATTCCTGCAAGATTTCGTTGAAGCCGCAGTCAAACACAATGCAGATTGTGTTATTTGTGGCTTCGAAAACTACATTCCTTCAGGCCCATTGGATTGCTGGGATCATGAGTACCCGGCGAGCGAATTAGACCAGAATGGGATTATCAATCAATTTTTCGGGTTGAATGAATGGCAAATTTCGAACCCTACAGCTGCTCGTTTTTTATCTAATAGATTCTTTCGAATTGGCAAAATAAGAAGCCTAAGGTTCGACCCCAATCTTTTCACTGGGGAAGATCAGAATTTTTTCATTCGATCGATTCAATTCCTACGCAAGGGTTATTGCTTTCCTAGCCGTAATTATGCGTATCGATTACGCTCTTCATCGATTACTAGACAATTCAACTCCTCGATATACGATGTGTTCCTTTTCCTGCAAATGCTCCGCGACCACGCATACCCAAAATCGGCGGCCATAGGCATAGAGCGGAGCCTGCTGGACAGCTGGTGGTCGGCCACTCGCATCGCATATAAGACAGGCGATAACGACGTGAAAAATAAATGCAGAGAGGTCTATAACCAATTGCAAACCATAACGTGGACCGCACCCCCGCCAAGGAAATACAATAAACGCTTTTTCTTTTTCTTTTTAGGCGATACTTTTCTTAAATTTTACTTTTTCATAAGAAAGAACAGAACATCGTTGCGGAACAAATATTTCCCATAGCGCAACTTAATGCGGCCCGGAAGTCTCTGCGCCGTCACCCTGCTCCGTGTGCGTGTGGTTCTTCAGGCTGATCACGCCCGCCGTCACGTCACCGGTTGTCGAAAGGTCGCCGGTGACGCTTGCGCCGGAGCCGCCGCTGATCGCCATGCCGCCTTTGCCGGTGATCAAGCCCTGGACGGTCAAAGTTCCCGTCAAGGTCGTGGCAGGCGTATCCAGCTTCACAGAAGACGCTTTCAGCGCGGCATCTCCGGCCACTTCTGCCGTCAGATTTCCACCCACCGAAACGGAAGCATCTTTTGCGACCGTGGCCGTCAGCGCGCCGGGCGTTTCGACAACGATCCCTTCACGCGTGAAGTGCACCTTCTGCCCGAGATCGTCATAAAGAGCGACCTCGCCCGGCTTCAGGTTCTTAAGCCGGTAGCGCCTGTCAGCAACGCAGAACACGATGCCGTGAGATCGATCGCCGCCGAAAAACAACGCGAAGGCCTCCGGCTGCTCATCGTCCTTCGGCTCCGAAGTGAAGCCATAGGGCTCGACGTGCTCCAGATCATCCCGCACTTCGTCCGCGAGCAGCCGCACCTGTACCGCGCGCATTTTCTTCGTCCCGTCGGCCGCCGAAACGACGCCGCGGGCCATGATGTCGTCCAATCTTCCGCTCATAACAAAAAAGGCCACATCTACGCAGCCTTGCAAAAATCATTGACGTTGCCACCCGCCCATACCGTCGGGCCTGAAGTTCTCGTGCGTTCCGTCCCGGCGCTCGATCGTGATCCAGCCGTTAATGTCCTTCGTGATCGACATCACCTCTTTCGGGTCAGACGGTTCGAGCTTAAAACCTAGATCAGGCGCGCCGCCCGGGACATATTTGCATTCTTTATCCAGCATAGTTCCGGGGTACTTTTCGCAGACCAAATGCCTGCTAGGGACAACCGTCAAGGCCTGGGCGCCAAGCGAGGCAACGCTCAGCGCGATGAGAAAGAAAATGCGCATAACTGCCTCCTTTCCCCGGATTATTTCACGTTCGTCCACGTCGAAGACGTTTGCTTTGTATCCGTTTTCGCGGCGTCTCGTCTATAGCCATCGGGGGGCATAAGCCCTAACTCGGCGGTCATTCCGGCCGAAGAGAGTTGGAGCTTCGTTTGAACAACCAGCATTTCTAAGCCTCCCGGAAAAAGCGTTTGATCGCGCACTATAACCTTTGTGTTCGGTCGCCACAGAGAGCCATCCGACTGCCTCCAGCCCTGAACCGTGTAGGTGACGGCGCGAAAGCGTGCGGCTTGAAAATTAGCTTCGAACCGGGCTCGATCACCGGCAGTCTTCAACGACGCCTGCCCGCTATCCTTGAGCACCTTCAGCCGGAAACGCTTCACTTCCGGGTCTACAGCAACGCCCTTGTCTTCCGCAGCGGTACGCCCGAAATCTTCATCCGTACCGGCGTGCTGTCCGATCGCAACGTAGTGCGAAAACCGCGCCGACGCATCGAACCTCGCTGAAGCCTTCAGGATGTTGCCGCCGAGCTCAAGGGCGTCCGTCGCTTGTCCGGCCCCGCCAGGCTCAACCAGCACAAGATTCCCCGCCTCATCGTCGGTCAATACGAGATTGTCCTTCGTAATGAGCCGCTTGATCGATTCGAAAACCGTCTCTCCGGGATTAACCGTATGGGTCTTGACTTCGTTGCTCTCGGCCGAGATCGTGAGCGTAATGCCGTACGGCTTCGCCAGCTCTTCGATGATGCTGCCGGCCGGAAGGTTCTTCCAGGAGGTTTGAGGCTTCGCGGCCGCTGCGGGCGCGGCCTGCGCCTTGCCGCTCCTGCCCTTCACCTCGGACCACAGATTAGAACCCGCCGCCGGGGGCGCATAGGCCGCAGACGGCGGGCAGCAGTCGACCAGATCCACCGTCCGACTCTTCCCCTGCACCTGCACGGAAACGGTCTTGCCGTCGTAGCGGATGGGCGTCGAGGTGATGTAACCCGTGCACACCAGATCTTCGCCGATATAGACCTGTACGAGCTCTCCGGTCTGAAGCGCCGTGAAGTCCGTATTGCCCGGAAAGTTCTCCGTAACTTCAAGCGCAAACGCCCGGGCGACCTGTTCGATGCTCGATGTGATGAGCACCGACTTCCAGCCGCCGTAGCGCTTGCCGCCAACTCGAATTTCAACCAGATTCGACGTCATTCGCTTGAAATCCTCATTTCTGCGACAGGGCAGAACCCTTCATGTTCGATGTGGTTCCGGAGCGCGATCTCTCGATCCCGGTTCGCATCGTCGTGATAGTCATAGGCCAGAACAACGGCGGGCATGATGTCCGGGGGCACCGCCGTGAAGAGGCGGCTTTGAGTGTCCGCTCTATCCGTAATGGCCTCGAAAACCGCGGTTCGGGCCGCCTCGATCGCCTGGTACATCTCATCATCAGTCTCCATTAGGAGTTCCTGATCAAGAACCT